TTTTAAAATATCTCCGTATCCAGCATTGCCTCCTGCCACGTCCTAGTCTTCGGAAATTTTGGACGATGATATTCCCGATCGAGAATATTCAAGGACAACAAATACTCCCTAAAAGGAAAACAGTTATGAGGCGCAGAAAATCCTATTTTCCTCATATATTTTTGGTCATTCTCAAACCAGACTGGAATGTTCTCATCAATAAACTCCTTCCCATACGCCCTTATTGACATAGCATACGTTCGGTTGTACAAATACTTAATCATATAATAAGCAACAGGATCCACACCCAACGTATCATAAGCCAGACCTATCAATCTAGTCAAATTCATATAGATAGGTGCCGGGCGATCTTTTGGCACAGCCACTCTCCATGAATACTGGATCTGAGGACGCCACGAGACCACTGGAGCAATTCTCTCGCAAATCTGACCTAGATTAAAATTCGCTGCCAATATAAAACGGCGCTTCAAATAGGAAGGTCCTTTATAAACATAACTCAAAACATTACCATTTTCCACCCTCAAGTATGTTAACAAAGAACGATGCGAAACCAGATTCTTCATCTTAACACCAAAATATCTATCCAAATACTCTGCAAACCGTTCTATAGTAATTATATCTTCTAATTCATCCGGAATTACTGCAATGAAATCATCCCCAAATACCAAGATTGCCAAGGTCCTATTAAGCAAACTCTGCCAAATTTTCTTCCTCACCTCATAACTTGAAATTGCCATCTCATTGAATATATATCCGAACCAATAAAAATTAATGACAATCCATGTGTTGCCATGGCTAGTTTCTAAGCTCCCACTAGGCATACAACCCAATAGAAGCATATAATCCACCAACCACCTTACAACTTTCCCTGCCAATTGTTCGGAACAAGCCTCCAACAAATACTGAAATATTCGATAATAATGGTCTGACTCATCCTTAATTATCCAAACCGACGCAAACATCATATAGATTACCAATTGCATAGCTGTAATGCTCGTATCCAGGCCACTAATATCACCTTCTATAACCGACGAGGATCCCCGAGACTTCCACCGATACGTCTTACACACATTCTCTGGCGAGTTCCCTGGAAGCTCAACTTCTTCATAAACATCCATAGTATCTCCTAGCAATGTCAAGTACTTAACATAAGCTCCTCCATGAGCCCACGTACTTCCTATATCATTGTGAGCACTTTTATTTCTAGCAGGTTTTCCACTCATCGTTAAACAATCAGGATAGTAAGTACGTTCCACCTTCCTAAACTGAAAAATTCTATGCAAAACACTATCATTAACTAGGAAAAACAGACGACCTTTAACTCTATAATCCGCTGCACCCTTATCATTAATCACTCCATCATCTGCACAATTTAAATTTTGATACTTTACGTTCATATTAGTAATTGGTTGAACTATCTTTTTCTCTATAGGGACTTCCCCTTCCGCAGTATCCTCAG